AATTACCTAAATTGTAAAAACGATCCGATAAAATTAAAACACTACTCAAACGTGAACGTTAAACATAGTAATGTGTATTGCATACTACTTAAAACATGAATAAGTAGTTTGAAAAAATTTAGAGGCCGGCAAAGAGAAACGATAAAACAAATTTAATCGATCCGATAAACTGTTTCGAAAAGCAACCCGGCACATCAATCAAATTACTAAAACTTCATAGAACTACGAAAGTTTCGTAATACTACGAAATGAATGCATGCTAAAACCAAACCGTAACAACTTCGCATAACTACGAAAATATCGTAAATCAAACTCGAATATGAACAACCAACGCTTGAATGAATCGTAAATATATGAACACTTCGTAATTCTACGAAAAGTTCGTAGAACAACTAAATGTTTTAGTTACATCAAATAAGTCAATCGAAAAACATCAATTCGAAAAACAATCAATCAATCGAATAAAAAAGATTCGAATAGAAACATGTTAAAAAAGTATGTTTTATAATTATGTTATAAAACTATGTTTAAAAAGTATGTTATAAAACATATTTTATATCGCACGCGATATAGTTTAGTAGTCAATCGAGGCGTCCGAGTCTCCACGTGAATATCCCAAAATTGTCAATTTCGAAAAGCTGTCTATATTATTCGTATAATATGTAATAACATCAAATCGTTTATACATACCGTTTTAACTACCACCCCCCCCCTTTATACGTTCGAGCGCCAGCGGCCATTCGGTGCATCTCTAAATTTTTTTGTTTTTTTATTTTTGACCCCCATTTTAACACGATTTTAAGACTGTTGTTGGCCTAAGTTATTAAAAATCTTTATTAAATTTGCTTTAATTTTTAAAATAGTGTAATAATGACATGTTTGATTCAGATTTGAAAATGGCGTAAAAATTTGGTTATGAAAATATTTATGTCTAATTTTGTTTAATTAAACGAAAAAAGAGAAATACACGAATGGATAAATTGAAATACGAAGGCCTGATCGATGAGGTGTTCGGTCTGATTGATAAAAAGAGATTATCGGAGGTGATTAAGTCTAAGAGGTCGGCTATAAGGGTAGATGGAGTACAGGATTTGATCAGGACAGCCATCATGGAGTCGTCGGTAAGTAAATATAAGGGCTTCCCGTACTTTTTTAGTGGGAGGATATACGAAAAAATGACTTACGACGACTTCTCTAATCTTGTTTATGATTTGATGAAGAAATGTGGTCTCCCACTGGGGGACTATGCAAGAGTAAAAAGTGTAACCGATTTGTGTTTGAAGGCTATCTCGAATAAAGAGTTGGTCGTTGACCGAGAGCTGATGGTGTTTGAAAATGGGGTATTGGATACAAGGACAAAAGAGTTACACAAGTTCGGTAAAGAGTACGTACAGACGTCTTGTGTCGGGTATCCGTATGACAAGATGGCGATAGCACCGCAGTGGAGTGTGTTTTTGGATACGCTGTTACCTGATAGGAGAGACAGGCGGATATTGCAGGAGGCATTAGGATGCCTTCTAATCAATCGAGAAGGCGAGAGGTTAGATCATATCGTCTTCATGTCTGGTCGTGGCGTAAACGCAAAAGAAATCGTTTTGGATGCTATATTGGGGGTGTTTGGTAGAGACGGTATAGGAGATGTACCGATCAGTTCACTTTTGAACGGAGCTGACAAGAAAAAAAACATAGGCATTATTGAAGGATTTAGAGCCAATTTAAGCAACGATTTTGTCGGGATGATGAAGAGTGAAGATCAGCTGCGTTCGATCGTTTGTAGCGAACCTATTGAAGCGAGAGAGGCATTTGGCGAGAGTTTTATAGCTAAGGATATACCGATTCAGTTTGTAACGGTTAATGACATACCAGAAACGAAACAGATGAGTGATGCTTTACATAAGCATATCGTGGTAGTGGATTTCAAGAAAGACATACCGATGGAGAGGTTTTCGAAGAGAGCTTATGGGATATTCAAGGACGAGTACTGCGGGATATTCAATTGGATATTGGAGGGCAAAGATAGGTTTGTGAAGAATAAGTATGAGTTTAGCGATCGGAGTTACATAGACACGAAAGTAGATGAGTTTATCGGTTTGGGTAACTCCGTGTTGAAGTTCATGCACTCGAACAGATATTACAGAACCAATAAGAGTGTAACAGATACGATGCCGAGATGGGTATATTCGTCTAATCTATATGCAGCCTACAAGAAATGGTGTTTGGACAATGAATTACCTCCAGAAACGTTGTATAACTTCGGCGCTATCTTGTCGAAAGAAGGGTATAAAAAGAGATCCGGGTCGAGAGGTAATCAGTATGCCATATTCGGGACTACGATCATCAATGACGTCAAGACAGAAACGGTAGTAGAGAGGGCTAAGAGACCTGATGAAGATAACGTGAAACCTTATATGATGGATGGCAGGGAGTACATCAATACCCAAGCAGGGATAAGTAAACAGGTTGGTGTAAGTTCTGGCGAAATATCTATCCTTAGAAAGGCTGGTTTGTTGACCGATTGTTATCACATGGATGGTAGAGTGATCGTGTTTGACATAGAAAAGACCAAGATGAGATTAAAACAGATCGGTAAATACATGACCGAAGAACAAGCCGAAGCCATAAAGAAAAAGATGAAGGATGAAGCCAAGAAAAGAGCGTTGTTTAATGCTGACATGAAGAAAAACAACTCGAAAGAAAGGTTATATAAATCACCGGAGGACGAGATACTGATTAAGCTTAGAAACTCTATTCAGAGAGAAGAAAGAAGAATCTTGTCGCAAGAGGTCAAGAAACTTGAGAAGAAGTACGACAAGCTAAGTAAATCTAAAAAATAAGCGACAGACATTCACATGCCCGCCGCTCCAAAATGTTTAATACTACTTTATGTTTTCAATTGCCCGATGCAAAGATAGTGATTATTCTTTAATCCGCAAATATTTTTCGATAAAATTTTATGTTTATGGTAAATTATTTTTGTTCTACATATCGAACAGTTCGTTTGATAAGTCTCTATATCTCTTCGTTGGTTGTTCTGATGTATCTGCACTGATTATTTCGTCATGCCAAGATTTGTTGTTTAAGAATGTTTCTGGATTCTTGCGATACTTCTTGTCTGGTTGAGCTTTCTTATATTTTGGGATATATTCTTTTATCTTCAACTTGTCCGCTTGGGATAATTTACTCCACTTGTTTCGAAGTTTGTCTTTATCTCCTACTTTTTTGGCATAATCGTCCCAAAATTCATCGAAAGAATATACGTCATTTGAACGATATATATTATTCTTATCATTCTTATCATTCTTGTTTATGTCCGTCTGGTGTCCGTCTGTTGTACCGTCTGTTGTATCATCACCTTGATATGCGTCGTAGTTACATATTGATATTAAAGTAGTTACGCTCGATTTCTGTTGTATCAACATGCCGTCCGTTTCGAGCTGTTTTATGAAACGTGTTGTTTTGCCTCTTGACCATCCCCATCGACCTGAAAGAATCTCTTTAGAATACCCTACCTGACCACGTGCAACATCGACCCTATTACCCCTGATATAAAAGAAATTGTTTGTGTGATTTGCCAACAAAATAAGGTCTATCCACGCCTGTGTTCTTGTGAATGGTTCGGAGAAGTACATCGGATTATCCATAATCTTTCGATGAAGTTTAATCCAACCTTCGTTTTGTTCTTTGATTATCGACTTGTTTGCTTTCATTTAAAATAAATTTAGCTGTCGTTGATGGTTTATCAGTCTGTTTTTACCAGCCTCGTAATAGTCCTCATCCAATTCTATTGCGGTTAACTCAAATCCCATGTCATGGCAGGCTATGCCTATCGACAGACTACCGAAGTGTGTGTCTAAAATAGTGTCGCCTTCTTTGGCGTAATTCAATAGTAGCCATTCGTAAAGTTGAACTGGTTTTTGGGTTGGGTGAATTTTATCACTTGCTGAAGTTTTACCTTCTAAAGCTCCGTAATACCTATAATCAAATTGCTTTGCTACTTTGTTAAAAGAAGTCCATGCTAATTCGCCATCGGCAAAGTTCGGAACGGGATTACCTTTATACCAAAAAATGAAACCTTTGCATCCGTTATGCCACAGATAAGGAAAGTAATTACCGCCCCAAACAATTTGATTTTCAGAAACCCGCAAAAGCTCCTCAAAATATTCTTTATCAGGTATTGCGTTGTCCCATTCTGAATTTTTGTATTTATTCGCTTTTACTCTCTCCCCATTACCTGTTTTATTTGTTCGGTTAAATTCTCCAAAGCCTATCCCATAAGGCGGGTCAACTATTGCCAAATCGTAGTATTTATCAGGTGTTTGTTTAAGCAAATCCATACAATCTCCATTGTAAATATGAATTTTTCCTGAATGATATTCGTTTTTAAATCCTATGTACTCCATTTTGTTTTAATTCTCATATTAAAAACTTGTTTACTAACTTAAATTCTGGTGTCCGTCTGTTGTACCGTCTGTTGTATCATCATGTTAACACCAACGCTAATTATTTGTTGGTACTTAACTAATTATATGCTAATTCTGTTGTATCATCTGATGACCGTTTTCGTGTTCATCGTGTATTTCTTTTGATTTTAAGATCACCTGTAACCACGTTTTCGATCAGCACTATATCATCGTTTTTGTAGATGATGTTATTCTTTGTCCTGATGGTGGTATCCAATCCGTACTTCTTTACGATGTACTTTCTAATCTCTCCGATTTTGATAAATGCGTTTTCGTTCATTTTTGTTTTGTTTTAAATTGTTATTTTTTAATCTTTATTATTTTGA